GTACACGGTTGCCCCAACGTGGGCATGGGCAACCGTCAAGGCTGCACACGATGCTCTATCCATCCTTCCAACTACCGATACAATAGCCAGTTACTTCCGCGGTACTGCCATAGGCAATGTTGCATTCTCCACCGGCGGAAAGCAGATCAACTACGACTGGACCCGTGATACGACTGCAAACATGACGGGGAAGGTCGAGGTACAGGCCAACTCGTTCGGCGGCCTATGGGGTACGCAGATTACACCGGGTATTCGTACCGACACCGCTGCAGCTAATGGTACAAGCAACAACGACGGAGCTTCTACCGCGTTCGGTGCGGAAGCTTATCTACAGCTAATCTCTTTTTCCGGTACGTCGGTAGACGTAGCCGTACAGGATAGTGCTGACAACTCCAGCTTTGCTAATGTTGCCGGCCTTGACTTCGGGGCACAGAGTTCTGCGCCATTCGCAGCCCGGCTAGCAACGGCTAACAACGCCACCCTGAGACAGTACGTCAGGGTGGCCACTACCGGGACATTCACGTATGCGCGGTTCGCTGTGATGTATCGGCGCAACCCTGTTGCTGGTGTCAACTTCTAGGAGGATAAATGGACATTCGTGGCGCTATATGGCTTCCCGAGCATATGGCTCGTGGCAGCATGACGCGCCTGCCCAGGTCTCCTTCTGGTACGCCAAGCAATTACAAAACGTATGCTTTGTTGCGTCCTAGAGGGAGTCATTTCGAACCTGCTACCTGTGAGCAATACGAATGCCATCAGTACATCAATGGTTTCGATTTGTTTGTAGATACCAGCAAGGAAATAGGACAGAAGCAGTTCCATTACGTCACACATGACAAGACCAGGACTTGCCGGATGGAGAGGACCGGTCAATACACATTCGTTTTCCATTATCCTCCTGGCAATGACGGGTTTGGCGAAGGCCATAGACACTTCCTTCCACTACATCGTCCACCTACCGCTTTGGTTATGCCCGGTGACTGGCGAGGGCAGACAGGAGAGGCGACTCATCACAAGCGCCTCGAAGACTGGGTTGATGATTCCCAAAATCATCATGACAAACTCGCTACCGCGAAACAGAGAGGGTGAACCATGGCTAAGACTTCTGGTCTTGGTGAGGTAATCAAAGTTCAGGATGCCGCCAGTGCTGTCCAGACAATCACCAACGACATCACCAACTGGGCCGAGACCTCGCCACGGGCAACGCAGGACACCACCGGCGTTGACAAGTTTGCGCACGAGATGCTCCTGCTGCTCGCTGACTACACGGTGACGCTCAATGGTGTGTTCAACACTGCCGTCAACATGAGCCACGCCGTTTTCTCGACCATCAGCTCCACTTCCGTCAACCGTTCAGTGGAACTTAACCCAATAGGTACCACAACCGGGAACCCCAAGATCGTCGTCAACTGCATCTTGACCGACTACCAGGTGACTCGTGCGGCTACTGGTGAACTGACCTGGCAGGTCCCGGGTCAGCTAGCTGACGGCAACACGCCAACCTGGAGCGTTAACTGATACACCAACAAGGAGAAAGAAGTGGCTAAGCTTAAGAAGCCGAAGTTCCACCTTACCTGGCCGCCTGGCTCGGAACTGTCAGATGATTTGGTCGAAATCTGGATCGGTTCCTTGACTGTCGACGAGTTCCACGAGGGGCTCCGGCTAGGGGCCCTGGCAAACAAGAGCGACAAGGTCAGCGATGCCCTTGTTGAATCTGACTCGAAGATCAACGAGTTGTTCGCCGACCGCATCGTCTCGTGGAATCTCGAACGGGATGATGAAAGTCCTTTGCCCACCACATATGATGAGATCAAGAAGCTACCGAACCGTACTGTCGCCATTATGATCAAGGAGTGGTTCACGGCGATGACGGCAGTCCCTCCTACCTCGTCGCAGAGCTCGAACGGTTCAGGGCGGTCGGCGGAGCAGTCACTCAATCTGGGGACGTAGTGGAGCCTCCCACAGAGTGGGTAGTGGTCAGTAACATCTTGGCCATATGCGATAGGTTCAAGTGCACACCCAGTGTGGCGGTGAAGGAAGATATCAGTGTCCTGACGATGATGGACATGGAGCAGATCATGAGGCCGAGAGATGAGTAATGAGGTAGAGATTCACGTTGTCATCGACGATGCCAGCGTTGATCCTTCTCTCGCTGCCCTCCGGAGCAAGATCGGAGCTTGGGCGAAAACCCTGCCAACAGTCAGCCTAATAGGATTTGACTCTGGCAGGGTTGATTCCCAGCTCTCTATGCTCAAGAGTAAGTTGCAAGCACATAGGATTGCAGACCTGCTTGATGTCAACCTGAATGCTGGACAAATTGAAAGCCAGCTTCTGTATCTCAAGCGCAAGATTGAAGCATACAAGATAGGAGACTTCCTAGATATCAACCTGAATGCAGGCCAGATGGAAGCACAGCTTGCTTCACTACAAAGGGATATCGCACAAAACGCTATAACGATACCTGTAAGCCTTGATGTTGACATGTCTGAGCTAATTGCCCTAGAAAGTATGACTCTCTCAATGGGCATAACAGGAGGGTCAGGAGGTTCGGCAGCACTAGGCATCCTTAACCAGATAAACAAGAATACTGCTGATACTTCAGCTGACCTTATGCAAATGGTAGCGCTAGGCATAGAAACAAACTCTATTCTGTCTAGCGGATTCGATTCTGTCGTAAGAGCTATCAACAACACTGGTGATATGCTCAGTCATGACTTGATCATGATGCGTATGATGGGCGGAGGCAGCGGAGGCAAGGTCATAGTTCCGCCTACGGGTGGGGGTGGCGGAGGAGGCGGAGGAGGTAGATGGGGCTGGTTCGGATTCCTGGGAGGTACCGGGATCGCCGGTGTTGCTACGTGGCATATCGTTCTTGATGCATTGTTGGAGACATTTATCGCAGTGGTATCTGCAATGGCCGCATTCGCGGTAGGTGCAGCAGCACTACAACCGACCTTCAGCGATATTTATCACAACATCGTTGCAATCAACACAGTCAACTCTGCACTCGGTGACCAGATTCCAGTCCTAGGCAGTAAGTTCCGCAACCTTTCCAGCAGCACGCTGATGGCTGCCCGAGGTGTTGCAATATATGGCGGTGCGGTAACTATTGCAAATAAGGATTCTGGTATCCTTAGCTCTGTGGCCATGCGTGTCACAAGCATGTTTGACACCTGGATTGCTAAGATTGTTGTGTGGAACCAGACGTCTCAGACCTTTGGCAAAATCCTGACTGATGGGGTTGGCTTCCTACACCAGTTCGGCCAGGCTGCTGGTTTTGTTGGTGATGCCATATTCAACCTCATCAAGGCCATGCCTGGTGTTGCACATTACCTCATGGACATATTTGTCGCTGGTGCCCATGTACTGGACATATTCACAAAGATACCTACACCAATGCTAGCAGTTGTGCTTGCCTTGCATGGCCTTTATGTATGGGGCAGATTGGGCATAGGCGTACTACTGACTATGGGTAACCGGCTCGGGATCGTCAGCAAAGCTGCCCTTGATTCGTATCGTGGTATGAGTGCTTTGGCTCTTATTCGGAATCCATTCACCTGGGCCGTGGCCGCTGGCGTTGGGCTGGCATTCTTCATCCATAGGGTCACTGAGGTTGATCCTGCAGTCACCAAGATGATGACCGGCATGGAGAACGAGCTCGGCAAGCTTCCAGCATCTCAGCTCTTCGCGGCACTTTCTGCCGATGTGGCGACCCTGCAAGAGAAGTTGTCTAGTGTCAAGATGAAGGGTCCGTCTGGGAATTTCCTGGAGATGTTTACGCCTTCTGCAAACTGGGAACAAGCATGGCACAAGTTCACTAGTGGCGTGACATCTTTCTTCGTTCACGGGTTTGCCCCTCCTGCCATATTCGGGACGAGTACCCAACATACGATCGAAGCCATGAATGCTGAGATCACGAAGATGGAAGGTAGCGGTCATAACCTCTACGCAACCTTGGGTAGTTTGCAGAATAGGGGTTATGCTTTCTCTGTGGCGCTAGGCATAATGAACCTTGCTGGCGTTAAGTGGAATGATACAGAAAAGGTAATGTTGGCAAAGGTTGACAACCTTATCACTGGCTGGAAGCAAATGGGTGTCCAGGGTGCTTTGCTAGCCAACAGTGTGAATGCAGTGAACTTTGCTACCCTACAACAAAACAGCAAGATCACCACACTCACCCAAGGATGGACAGCATTCTTCGGTACTCTTATCAGTGGCGAACAAGGTTTCACCAGTTTTGTGCAGGCAATACAAACGCTCAACCCTGCCCTGGCGAAGGTTCACGGCAACCTTACCGGGCTATCAGCGAATAGTCTGACTGCCCGCACT